TTATTAAATTTAAAATAGTATCTAAGGTAGAAGGATCATCCATTGGTGCTCTTGTTGGAAGCTGTTTGATAAAATCTAACTCTCCACTTCTGACTCTTTCTTGAAGCTCAGGAGTCATTTCTAATATAACGGTTTCTCCTGTTGAATTTATTCTAAACTGACCCATATTACCTCTTGGTTTATCAGATATAACTTCTTCAATGGAAGGAGAACCTTTTAAAGGACCACTCATAGGTTCAATTTCACCTGATTGTGGGTTTGTAACATACATACCACTAAATTCCTCAAAAGGAACTCTCATTAAATTACCAAGCTGTCTACTCACGTTATCAGCTTCTTCATTACCAATAACATCTCTCATTCCTTCATTGGCTCTAATATCAGTTAATAAAGACTGTAAATCAGAAACTCTTTCACCTATCTCAGGAGATCCTGTTTTTCTCATTGTTATAGGACTAGATTGAACTTGTTGTTCAGATATAAATTTTTGATATAGCTGACCTATAATCTGATCTCTATTAGGGTTTTGCATCAGTGATTGTAATTGTTCAGGGGACAAATTCGTTTGTAAATATTGCATAAAAGCTTGTTCACCACCCATGGGGCTTCCCTGTTGTCTAAACAAAGGTCGTTGCATAACTTGATTCATCATTAAAATAATCCTCCCATACCACTAAGAGCATTATATTGACCTAAAGCTCCAAGGCCTGCAATACCATAGCCTGCAATTTGCGCTAAAGGAGATCCTTCAGAACTAGGTGCAGTTGATGTTTGAATTGTTTGTTGTGATGTTGGTGCTCCCTGATAAATATCAGATAAGAAGCCTAATCGTTGATAAGGCTCATATAAATTTTGTACTTGATTGGATCTCAAAGCGTCTAGTTGAGCTTGACCTGGAGTAAATGTTCCAAGAGGATCTGTTGATCCAAATTGTTGTGTTAAACCACCTAATCCTAATAATGTATTAATATCTTGCCCTGTTGCTGATTGACCTATTTGACCTAATCCTGCTTGTTGTCCTGCTATTCTTCCATATTCTGGAGCTAACGCTCCTAATCCTGCTGCTGAGCTTTGTTGTCTTGCTCCAAACTGTTGTTGTGCATTTAAAAAAGCCTGTGCTTGTGCTTGAGCCAAAGCTGAAGCACGATTACGTTCTAATTCTGCTCTTTGAACACCTTCTCTGCTACCACCAAATGCTCCTGCACCAATAGCTTGAGCGGCCGCTCCTTGTTCTGCAATATTATAAGCACGATTAATTTCATCTTGTATAGACTGTTGATAAGGATTCATAAAAGGTTGAAGCTGTTCCATAGTTGGCGCAGTTCCAATATCTGTATAGGCACTTGCTGCTTGACCTAATGTTCCGAGGCCAGCGGCCTGTGATTGAAGAGCACTAGATAAAAATGGAGCAAAAGAACCTACACCTGATTCTCCTACTTGAATCGCTCTTTGTTGCTGAGGAGAAAGTCCAGCTATTTGTTGTTGAGGTAATCCTGCTCTAACAGGACGTTGAATAACATTTCCTTGTTCATCTTGTATGGGAAGACCTGTTACAGGGTCAATAACATTTTCTAAAATAGGATTTCCTAAATCATCGTAACGAAAACCACCAACAGGGGTGCTAGCTAGATTTTTTGCAGTATCTAATAGCCCTAGTTTCCTAGCTTCTACTTCAGGGGATTCTCTTACTATTTGTTCTGTTATTGCCATTATGCCATTCCTATGCTTTGTTGTGATAAACTACCACCATTTTCTAAACTTTTCATCATTTTATACATATTTTTTGCTCCCACTTTTCTCGATCCACCACCAGCGTTTCGAACAGCTTGAGCAGTCATTACAAATTCACCATCACTTAACATTGCAGGTATATCATCAGAGGTCCCTGTTCCACGACCCACGATCTCTCCAATACGTTTAGGATGATCTTTTACTTTACCATCAGGGTGCTCGATTCGTTGGCCACTACCTTCTGCAAAACCTGTTACTTCTCCACCCTCTGCTGCCATAAAATATCCTTGAGGATTATACCCTGTAACAGAGCCAATTTGATATTGAGATGGATTCATCGCATATAGATTTTGAGATGTTTCAGGTTCTACTTCCCCTTCTTGAGGACCTAAGTATTGTTCAGCTAAAGGTAAGGCAGATAAACCTGCATATAAAGATGGCCCATATTGATAGGTAAACGGAGCTTCTTTTGATACACCAGAAGCAATTATTTTTTCTTCAGGAATACCTACTGCTTTCAATTGATTAAATTTAGGATTTTCGGTTCTTAATCTAGGATCAAATTGTTTTTTTAATCTGTCCATGAAAGTAACTTTGTCTACACCTTCACCTCCACCACCACCTACACCACCTTGAGGTATTTCTACTTGTGGTATTTCTTTTCCAAAAGAACCCTTCATGAATTTTTGACCTATAGTTCCCTGATCTTCTTTTAAAACTCCTCGAATACCTGAAGTTGCAACTTGAAGAGCTAAATTTTTTGCTATGTCAGCAGGTTTTTTTCCTGCTAATCCTTGAATACCAGCACCTAATGCTGCTTGACCAACTTTACTTGCTAAAAAAGATCCAAGTTTTCCTCCCACTAAGCTACCAATTCCTGGAGCTACAAAAGGTAATACAAAGGGAGCGATAGGAGCTACGGCTTTAGCAACACCTGTGACAGTGTCCTTAACATTTTGAAAGAAATCTCCGACCAACGATCCGAGACCTAATTCATAAACTTGTGCGTATTCCTTTTCTTGCATTTTTTTTTACTCTGGTAACGTGTGTGCTCCTGCAAATACATTTGGAGCTGTCACGTGAACATCTCTTCTTATATCTGCCTCGGTTGTGTCTGTATTAGGATTGTCAATATCAGCCTGACATTCCTCATGTGAAGTATATTCTTGACCTGTCTTAGTGTTAGTAACAGTTGTCTCTACTTTTGCACTGTAAACAGGAACTTTTTCGCCATTGATTTCGTCATAACGCAAAACCTTAGGCTCATCTATAATTTTTGCCATATTATAGTTTTATAGTTGAAAAACTAGGAAATCAATAGGTTATTGTTGTTGTTTCACAAACCAACCAGCTAAGACATATCTTGTGCCTTGTTCTATTTCTGTAACCTTATGTAATAATTTACTGTTAGAAAAAACCAATATTCTTCCTTTTTTAGGAATTATTGAAGTTTCATTTTCAATAATTGTGTGTCCTCCTATGTAATTATCGTTTAAATATATGATGAAAGCTATGTCATCGCCCTCATCATAATGATTATCCATAAAAGAACCTTCTTCTCTTTTTACAATTTCAAAGTTATCTAATTTAGATGCAATGTTAAAATTAACCTGTATTTGTTCACTATGTTTATTAGGTTCTAATTTAAGAGGGTTAGTGTTGTTGTATTGATATGTTTGATTAATATTGTTTTCGTATATTTTAATGTAAGACTCGCAAACCTCATCATCCATGTAATTATCAACACAGTTGAAAAACTTCATTTTATATCCCTAAAACCAAGGTACAATTAAAAGCTATAATTGTTTTTGTTGAATTAGACAAAAGAGGTGGAGATCTGTGTGGTAAAAAAGCAGGAAAACTTAATATATCTCCTTCTTCACACTGCACATCTGAATGTTGAAATTCAGTACCTGCCCCTTCGGGACACTCTAAGTAGTATACATTACTAAAGTGAGTATGTGGATGTGTATGCCATTCTTGTTTACCGTTTTCACCATAAATCTGAAACCAAAAATTATCTATTTGTATTTTGAATACATTTAGTTTTTTTCTAATCATTTCAAGATGAGGAGAAACTACTTGCGCAAACAAAACCGAGTATTTTCTTTCCATAGCTTTAGGTAAATTCCAATCTGTATGCAATATATTATCATTTTCACTCATAATTGGGTTTTTTGGTATTAAATTAATTTCTTGTAAAAGAATCTTTTTAATTTGTTCGTGATTATCAACTTTACTTTTAAAAATAAAATCTTTCACTATTGTTGTTGTTTTATCTCTAAAACGGAAACTTCTATCATAGCTCTACTAGCAGCATTAGCCTGTACCTTTAAACTGTCTCCCTCTTGATATACCATACTTGTGCTTATTGTATTGGTGTCAGAAGCAGATACATCCACTTGAAATACTTGTAAATCATTGGAACCATCATTGTGATCAAAATTCACAGTAACGGCAGATGATCCATCATAATTGTGAGTATTAATTGTTTTAACAATAAAAGTAGATACTGGGACAGGAGGTGTTGCAGCTACATTGGCCGTGGGAACTGTAAACACAGTAGTTAAATCTGTAGTTGTTACGTTAGAAATAAATCTTTTGAATACATCAGCCATTTAAAAACCACGCTCTTCTTGTTGCTTCTTCTTGAGTGTCTTGTGTGTAAGAACTATTAAGTTGTAAAACTAAATCTTCAAGTTGCCTTATTAATTCAGCTTGTTGCTGTCTATCATACTCATCCCTTGGATCAGGAAATCTAGTTATAGTTAATTTTGCCATACGCTATTCTATAATTAAGTTTTCATAATTTCTACAAAAATCAATTATGTGCTGTGGTAGCTCAATGTTATAGCTTCTTTTTGTAACAGACTCAGTGTTTATCCTATGTATATTATTGTAAAAGCCAAGAATGCTATCATCATATTTCATTCCGTTTACAGAAAATTGATCAATATTCTCAAAGTTATGATTAAATGATTCAATATTTAAAAACTTGTAAATCTTTTCAATTACGTCTTTTGGACTTTTTACAAAGTCGTTGTAATCTATTAAAATATATTTTTCTTTATCTATATTCTTTAAGCCATTTGTTAACGCTAAAAGACTTCTAAGTAGCATTGTATTTGGATCGGTTATTTCTTGATATACTTTTTCAATAGGTTTTTCAGTGTTATTTTTAAGAGATAAATCAATAAAAGATTTTACAATTTCTATTAAACTTCTTTTAAGAAAAATATATTTATAGTTTTGATAATCGTAATATTCTAAATTTTTAGGAGTAGTGGCAGGACTCCTATCTATTATAATATCTTGTTTCCAATCTTGATAATAATTTTGTATGATTTTTTTTGATACATTTTGCACTGAACCATGATCTGGAAAATTCATAAACACTTTGGTTTTTTTAGCTTCATTTATGTTATGAAGTAGTTCAAATACTATAGAATTAGGTGTGCATCCAATTTTTCTATTTTGATTTAAAATAGATGCTAGAACTGTATTGCCTGATCTAGGCAAGGAAACCCAAAAACAAATTTGTTTCAAGTAGTTTTATCTTCTTCCATCTGGTTGTATATCAAAACGTTGTGTTCCTAATCTCCAAGCAGTACCTGTGGTATTGGAAACAACATTAACTGTAAATTCTCTACCTCTTCCACGTAGACTAACAAATTCAGTGGAGTCAGTGAAAGTAGCTGTTTTAATAGCACTTGTGCTATTGTTAGGATAATTCTTAAATTCAAGTTTCGCATTAAGTGTACCTGATTGATTTTGTATGTCAGGAATAAGTTTTTGTACAAACAAGAAATCATTACCTTCTCCTATTTGTACTGCTCCAGATTTTACAAAAGCAATTATCGCTTCACCATCAGCATCATTTCCTGTTTCATGGAAGAAAGCTTGAGTTGCGCCATCAGTTAAACCCAAAATTACCTCATTGTTTGCTGTTGTCGTTGCTAAATACTCAGTGCCAACAGGGTTATCAAAAACTTCTCTATCAATCCATGAGGTTCTATCAAGAGTTCCTGTCCACCAAGTTTGCTCTAAATAATTATAAGCTACTATTGCATTTATTTGATCTGATCCTGTTCTAGGATAAAACCACATTATTTCGTTAAACTCTCCATTATGTCCTGCAAAAGCATTTTCAGAACCTGTTACATTAATATTGTCGAATACAAACTGTTCTACAGTACATGGTAATTTTTTTACCGAACCATCGAATAGGAAGAAAGAATCCTGTGACATCCAATAGCTTACGCCATTTATATCTACAGCCGAATGACTACCAATGGCTCCACAATTCTGACCCAATTGTCTTAACCCAAATGTAAAAGGAGGACCAATAAATTGCATGGCGTGTAAAGAAGTATCTGTCCAAACAAGTATTTGGCCTCTTGATCTTTCAGCGGCCACGATTCGTGATCCGTCTGCAATTCTTAAAGATCCAGCAGTATTCTCTGCTGTGGGTTGATACGTTGTTATATCTTCTTGATCAGAAAATCTTATAAGTAAATCATCTTGTGAACTAGTTGTTCCAATTGTATTTTCTGTTCCCATAAAAACTAAATGTCTATCAGGAGTAGATACCAAACTTAATCTAGAAGCTGTTGGTGCTCCTGATATTGCTGTTGCTCTTGTTGAAACACCTAATGATGTATCCCATTTAAAAGCTCCACCGTTTAATGCTGTTGCTATTAAGTCTTCTCCAAAATTGTCTAATGACCATTGTCTAGCTTCTAATGTTACGTTCGAAGTAGTAGAAGGAGTGCCCCATGTACCACTTCCCCAAGTATCAGTACCCCAACCAAATGCTGGTGTTGATAATTCAGGACCCACTGATATTTGATACTTCGCATTACCTGTGCCACCACCTGAAGCTGTTGAACCTGAAGCTGCTGATGTGTGTGTAACAACATAAGCGGCAGTGTTAGGAACACTAGTGACTTCAAATTCTTTATTCATATCCAAACCGTCAATAGCTGAGAAAGAATCAAAAGTAACAAAATCTCCCTTTGCACAACCGTGGCCTGTGTCTGTGACAACTACAGAGGTTGTTGCATTTGTAGTAAAAGGATTAGTTAAAGCTGAAGTTTTTCTTATTGGCGTGATATCGTAAGCTAGTCCCTCTTCTAATACATATAATTTCCTATCTGTGCCAATGGCATTGTATCTAGTTCCATCCAAAGCTACCCAAGCGTGCATGTCCCTTGCTACTCCCACTAGTGTGGTCGCTATGAACTTTTGCCAACCTTTGATTTTCTGTGCAGATCCTTGAAAAAAACGCACCATATCACCATCAGTCCACTTACCCTGACCTGTATAATCAGTGACTTCTTTATTGATACCTGGTGCTGGTCTAAAATTTACTAATGGCATTATATAAATATACTACAAAATCAATAAAATAAAAGAAAACTAATCTAAAGGAATACAATTTATGTTAAAAGCCATGGTTACTCTAGGTTGTTTTCCTACATGTTTGTGCACTCTATGTTTACAAAGAGAGGGAAACAAAATTAACATGTTAGTCTCTAACTTGACATCCTGTTGAAAATCTTCAAACCACATTCTTGTATCAGTAGGAACATCAAAATAAAAGGCTCCAGAAAAGTTTATAAAAGGATGAATATGTTCTTGTGTAGAGTCACCCTCTTCATGGCAAATACCCCAAGAAGCCTCAAATGCTATTTGTATTTTATCATTTGGAGTTGGGTTTCTTAGATTAATGGTATTATATAAAGTGTGTCCAATGGACTGATGTATTTTATTAAAATCACTATCTGCTATAAGTGTATGATAATCTGTTTGTTTAGCTAATAAAGTTGTTGAGTTGTATTGTTCTGACTTTGTTGCATGATTTTTTATTTTATCCTTTAACAAATTAAGATATTCCATGTCCTCTAGAAAGTCGTAATAAATGTAAATACTGTTTATTGCAGAACAATTAGTTTGTATTACTCTAAGTTTCATTTTCTTTCAGCCACCATAGTACCAACATGACCTTTGAATGCTCGATTACCAAAATGTGTTAATGGCATAGCTAAGTCTGCCCAAATCTCTCCACCACATTCTTGCCATAATCTTGAAAAGTAATAATCCTCAGAAAGATATCTAATTTGTGGATAACCTTCTTTAGTTTTTGTTTCATATGGGCCTACTGCAAACAAGTCATAACAATTGTCTGACTTGTATGATCCTCCATTTACTATTTGATCTGACTCATATTTTCTTTCAGGAAATTTTTTAAACATAGTTCTAAAAACTTCTCTTTTAACAAGCATCATTCCTGTAGCAGCTTCTTGTACAGGAAAGAAACCTTGCTCTCCTTTTAAGTTAAGAGGATCGTCAAAATTTACATTGTAACCCAAAGCCATTGCTTCTAATTGATCCTCAGTTGCATTTGGATGTTCTTCTAAAATTCCTTTCATTTTTTCAAGATACAAATGTTTTCTAGGATAAATACCACAAGCGATGTCTTTATCTGCACATAAAAGACGTTCAATATTTTGCCACGTAAAACCTATATCAGCATCTATAAACAATAAATGAGTTGCAACAAAATCAGTTTGATCCATCATCATAGAGACTATCGTGTTACGAGCTCTAGTTATTAAACTTTCATTTCCCATAGTCTGTATTCTCATCTGAACATTTTTTTCTTTTGACATGGACCACTGTTGTAATTCTAAAAGTCCGTGTAATGTGGCCTCAGATAACATGCCACCATACATTGGCATACCTAAAAATATTTTAAAGTTTTGTTCTTTTAGTTCTTCTGGTTTAATCATTTTTACCACCTTTTATTTATTTGTTTTAAAATAGGTCTATCTATAGTATCCAAACCACCTTGTAAGATTACTTGCTTAAAGTCTTTAGTAGGAGAGATAAATTTATGTGTCATCCAATAAGGAAATATGTATAAGTGATTTTTTTCTATATTAGTTCTTTTTGGTTCATTTTTATACATTGCAACAAAGTCAGCGTTATCAACATCTAAAGGGTAGAAAAAATTAAAAGTTCTTTCATCCTTAAATATCCAATCGGTTTCGTTATAAAAATAGTTAAAAGTAATACATTCGTCTGAAGTTTGTATACCCTTAAAATCAAATTTAAAGTTCTGATGTAGTGTAGTTACGGCGATTTGTAAAAAATTTTTCTTTAATACTACCTCCTCAGATTCTTTTGTATCAACCTCTACATTAACTTTTAATAAATATTCGTTAGTCATATTGTTTCCTTTTCCATATACATTTTTTATATCCATCCTCTATCAAAGAAAATAATCTAAATTCTTGCTTCTTAGATTGATTCTTTTCTTTTTCCTTTTCTTTTTTGATTTGCATTTTCCAACTATCTCTAAGAAAGGGAAATACTAAAGCTATAGGGACATTTTTTTTTAACACAAAAGATTCTCCTACTTGCATCTTTTTTAAGAAAAAAGGAAAATTAATATTAAGTTCATAATCGTCTGTGTCGACTATACCTGTAATTATGCGAATATTATCGACTTCAGTGTTAAAAGGGTTTGTAAATATACAACTATAGTTTTCAGGTGTCTTTATTTTCCAAGGATTTAGAAATTTAAAAGCTACTTCATATTCAGATGAGTCAATCATATCTTTTGATATTTGTCCCATTTTGTGTGTTTCTATACCTATGTTAAGGTTGGATATAGCTTCATGCACATCTTCTCTATAACTCCAAGTTACTTGATCTTTTTCCTGAACAAAAGCTACTTCTGCTGGGTTAAGAATTAGATAACCAGAAGTAACACTATCAAGAACAGGTACACATTTTTTAATTGTGGAATTTTTATAGTTTTTTAAATCACCAAAATGATTTTTCATTTTTTTAAACCACTCTGGTGTACATCTCTTTGCAGGTTTTGGTAAAACAAGCCAATCTGGATGTGGGGATGAAAACTCTATTGTTTTTTGAAACATGCAGGTAATCCCAAAAAGGGTCTATTATCGTACTTATTTTCTTCGGCACCTTCTGTTTTTTTATTATTGTAATGAAAAAAGGCTTGTACACAGGTATTACCAGTAAAGGCATAACGCCAATGCTCTAATTTATTACCTTTATAAATTAACATATCCCCTGGTCTTAAATTAACTTCAACACCTTCGTTGTTTTGACCTCCTGTGGGATCTAAATATATGGCCCATGGATCTCCACCTAAATTCATAGTTGTTGATATCTCACAAGAAAATCTATCTATATGTCTATATAGAATGTCTCCATATTTATACGCTCTTGCATAAGAGTAATTTTCATACAACTCCAAACCTGTATGTTTTTCCATTAGAGGTGTAAGTTTTTTTAGAAGAGTTTCCATGAGCACATCAGAGTAATGACTGTAAGTATTAGGTGCTTGAGGATCATTCCATTTACCAAGGTAGTCCACATAAGGTGACATAACTTTTGTAAAACGCATTTGATCGACTACTTTTCTTTTCATTAAAAAATAATCTTTGACAAGATCAGCCATTTCTGTTGAGATCGCATTCTCTATAACAAGATAATTATATTCATTAAATTTATTACTTACTTCCATTTTTCACCTCTTACCCACATTACCATTGATAATCTTTGTCCTTTCGTAACTTTAGTTACACGATGATAAACAAAACTTGGAAACACAATAATATTTCCTTTTTGTCTAAACATATCGTTATTAATAATATTTTCTTTTTTTATTGGAGATGCAGTAGGATCACAGAACTCTAAATTACCTCCTTCGTATTCATCACTATTAGATAAAGGAATTACAACAGAAATTTTTCTCTGATCATTAATTGAAGAATCTGATGTATGTATATGATCTTGATGCCAATTATAAAAATGATTTTCTTTGTATTTCGTAAATTGAATTTCTTCAGGGTAACTTAAAGAAAAATTCCAATCAGCCTCTTCATTCTGTTGATGCACATAAGGTAAGATCCAATCGAAAATCCACGTATCGTTGAGCCAAGTTATTCTTGTATCCCTCATTTTTTTATCGATTTTGTCACCCGATAATGTTGCTTCTATCTCATTAGATTCAAGTCCTCTTTTAACAACTTGATTTAAAAAACTGTGAGGGAAAAAGTCTTCTTTGACTAAAATATTATTGTTTACGATCATTTCTAAGTAATTAAGATATTACTTAGTTTTAACTCAATGTCAATGTAGGCCAATTAATATTGTTTTCGTCGTATGATGTGCCTTCGTTTGGAAAGTCTCTTAATTCTTGTCTATATGTTTTGATATTGGCTAAGTTTGACTCTTGACCTGTGGCCTTATAAGGGCTGTCTTCTAAAACCATCCAATCTGAAACAGTTAGTTTTTCATCTCTCATTTTTCTAACTTGCGTTATTGAATATGGTTCATATTGAGAGACTTCTCCAGTTTCACGATTATAAAACCAATGTTCTGCTACTGAATCATTTGAAACTTCAATATATAAAGGACCTAAAGCATTTGTTGGTCTAGTGTCTTCAACATATTTAACTCTGTACTCATCTACTTCTACATAAATAAATTTGCTCATTAGGATATAAACTCCGAAACTCTAACTCTGCCTGCTCCGCCAGTTCCACCTGGTCTACCGTTAGGGCCTGGACCTCCAGTACCACCTGAGCCACCAGAACCAATTGTAATGGATATGGATGGTGAGTATTCAGGACCTGCGATCACTGCGAAAACACCACCGCCTCCGCCTCCGCCACCACCTGGTCTACGATTACCGAGGTTTCCACCTGTGTTACCACCGTTTCCACCTGAACCCGCATTACCGAAAAATCCAGAAGCGCCACCACCTGAGCCACCGTTGTTTGATGTGCCTGGTCCAGGACTACCTGTTTGACCTTTATTGATGACCGCAGTTCTGTTTGATGTGCCTGATCCACCTGCTCCACCAGCTCCACCTGAGCCACCTGTAGCAGTTATTAAACTTCCTAAACTTGTAGTTCCACCTGCACTACCTCCACCAGCACCTGGGCCATAGTAAGTAGAACCACTGCCTCCTCCACCGCCACCAATAACTTCAAAAGTAGCGAATTGTGTATCAGCATCAGCAGTGTATGTTCCTGTAGCAGTAACATCTGTGTTAATTACACTACCTACTCCACCACCACTTGCACTAGCAAATTCAAGAGCACTCGCTCCTGAGTTAACTGTCAATACTTGACCAGCAGTTCCGATAGAAGTTAAGCCTGTTCCACCTTTTGATGTTGGAACAGTATCTAATCTTGCGTTTGCAACTGTACCAGTTGCAAGGTTGGTTGCATTCAAGTCTGTAAGTGCAGAACCGTTTAAGGCAGGTAATGTTGCAGGGAATCTAGCGTCAGGAATTGTTCCTGAAGCTAAATCTGCAGCGTCTAAATTTGTTAAGTTTGCTCCACTAACTGCGGGCAAAGTAGCAGGAAATCTTGCATCTGGTAAAGTACCTTTGTTTAACGCACCAGCGTCAGTTGATGAAGCAATTTCTACATTAAAATCTGAAGAACCATCACAATAAACAGTTGTATGTGCACCTTGTGTTATTAAAGTACCATTGGCTGTATGCCCTGTAGCTGCAATAGTTAATGTTTGAGAACCTGTTGTATTGTTAAAAAAGGTGTAGTTACTTTCAACAGCAGGAATAAAGACAACAATATCTCCTGTTAAAGCACCTGTGAGTTCAATTACTTTGTTAGAAGCCTCAGCAGTATCCGAAGCATTAGCAGTTGAAAGAGTTATATTTGCAGAACCAGCAACGGATTTAGCTAAATATCCTGCTGAAAAAGCATCAATAACATCTAAATTATTATTGGTGTTGGTACCCCATGTATTGGCATTTGCGCCAGTTGCCATCAGTTCTAATTTAAGTCTATCTGAAAAGTTACTACTCATGTTTTTACCTCTCTAAAATATATCTTTTTTTTATATCCTAGCAACACTTTTTTTATGCTGCGTCTACCTCGGTCCATGTATTACTTGCTCCTGTAACCACGTTTGCCCATGGAGTAGCAAAAGGATTACCTGTGATTATGGATAAGTCAAGTCCTGTTACATTTACCGTTGCTCCTGCTGAAGGTATCACAGTTCCCTCAGCAAAACTTAAAGCCACTGTTGAAACACTTACTATTACACCTGTTCCACCTGTCGCTGTGGCAGTTCCTGCAGAGAAACTTGAAGAAAGTCCTGTTGGTTGTACCAAAGCGTCTGCTTCTGCAACAGCAGTTCCAAGTGCAGAGGTCATAGTGACTGGAACAGGGTCTACCTGTGTAAAGATATCAATTACAGGAGTTCCAATAGCAAAATCTAACTGATCAGAAGGAGCGATGACTCCTACGTTTCCTTCTCCTACAATACCTGAAGCTCCTGATAAGGCTGCACCTATTGTTAAACTGTCTAATGTGACTAAGGAAGTACCTGTTTCGGTCGTATCGCCTAGAGCACTTGTCATCTCTAAGCCTGTCACAGAAACTATAACACCTGAACCTACTTCAACTGTAGGAGTGCCTAACGCAGTAGACATTGAAACGCTACTAACGTTGGTAATAAATTCTATATTCTCATTCCATGCAAAAGATCCCCATGTAGATCTTCCCCAACCTGCATCAACAGAACCTGATGCTGTCTCAGTGCCTAAACCAAAGGATGTTGATAAACTGCCAAGAACAACTCCTGCACCCTCTTCAATAGCTAATGCTCCTGATAGCTGTGTTTCAAATGTAACGGGTGTTACAGAAACAACGTGTTCAGGTGTGCCAATTGCTGTACCTAAAGCTGATGTTATTTGAAGTGAATCAAGTGTAACTACAACATCACCAACAAAGGTTTCAGTGCCTAATGTTGTTGTTGTCGATAACCCAGTAAGAGATACTGTGATCGAGCTTTGTTGGCCCCATGCGCCTTCGCCCCAATTATTTTCACCCCAAGCATCTGCCATGGTAATGCTCCTCTAAATTAAGATAATCTTAATATAGCACTTGAAGCATCATTAGTTGGGAATGCGATTGTGAATGTACCGTTTGTTGATGTTTTAACACTTCCGAAATCAAGAACACAAATAGCTGCATTAGTATTAGCTGCAGATCTATTATAGATCAAAGCTGCTTGAGCAGATATTGTTGCTGATGTAAAACTTGCGTTTGCAAAGTCAACAAATGCTGTTGAAGCTGTTGCACTAGTCGCTGTTAAGCCAATGGTTGGACTTGTTAAAGTTATACCACCCGCTGCGTATGTTCCTGAATTACCTACTTCGTTTGTTGCGGAATAGGCTGTTGTGTTTCCATTTAAAGTTACAGAGTTTGTGTACAGAGCGAGATTGATTGTATCGTTATCAATGTCATGATCGCCTGCTAACAGTTCTTTTTTAAATGAAGCACAGACTGCTTGATTTATTGTCATTTTTAGTTACTCCCTTATGGTGTTAGCGATTTCATCGGAATTCGTAACACACCATTTTGATACTCATCCCTACGTTTACGACCCATTTGCTCTTGTGCATAATCTTGCAGAGCTGTTTGGTACTTAGTTTCATATAATTGCATATCCTGTGGGTTTTTCAAGTAAGAAAAAGCTTCTGATAAAGTTCCAAATAATAAAACTTCAGGAGCGTTATTAGATAAAAATGTTGTAGTGGTAGTTGTTCCTGAACCATTTCCTAATCTTTGTGGAGTCTCATCGTACCACATCTCCACTGTGTAAGCTGTGTTTGGAGTAGGCGCTACAACTAAAGTAGTTGCATCCCAATTTCCCCAATACTTTGGCTTTCCTGTAAAATTCGTATCTGTTGTAGATCTTTCAGGAGAATATTCATCCATAAAAGTGGCATCTCTTTGTTGAAGCCAAGTTCTAGTTCCGTCAGTTTCTACCAACTGTAATCCTCTAGCAAATCTAAATCCACCTTCAGGTCCTGAAACATCTAAAAAAGCGTTGTTTGCTTCAAAGGTTGTAGTTGCATATCTTCTTTGATCGTCACTATCTAATTGTCTAGCAACTTTATTTTCTGTGTTTGTTATAAAAACATTAACAACAGAGTTAGATAATACATCACTTGTCACCTCTGTGTAGTTTCTTACATTGTCTAAAAGTTCAGAATAATTCATGATATTACCACTGCTACCTTACCAACACTTGAACCGATAATCAATGACCTACTTTCATTAGATGGTTGCATTCCATTAGAAGTAAATGAACTGTCTCCTGATCCTCCTACAAAAACAGTAACAGGTTCTTGTCTAGCTGGTCTAGCCCAAGGCAACGCCTGAGCATCAGCACTATGATAAGAAGGGTCTAATTGTGGATGTTTAATTTCAAAACATTCAGGACAAGTTTTTAAACCATTCCATTCTTGTCTCAATTGATGAAAATTATATTGTTGACCACATCTATCACAAAGGGCTATGGCATACTTACCTGTTGCAAAGGTAGCCATGTTATGAACCGTTTATAAAATAGTTTTGAGGAACAATGTGAACGGAAGCTCTTTGACCGTCTTCTGTCAGAGCTCTTTGTAATTCATCTTCATAATAAAGTTTTAAAGATTGAGTCATTTGAGGATTTTTCTTTTGTGACAAATAAAAAGCCAATCCTGATACCATGCAAGGAAGAAATCTAAAAGGAGCATCAGGAGTATTTGTGTAAGCTCCTGCATCTTGTATTCTTCCTATGTAATTATAGTTTATTTGAGTATCTGTTGTGTTTGGAGTTTGATATAAGTTTATTTGAACATTTGAAAGATTTCTATCCACATAATATTGAGTAGGCTGTCCTTGAGAAAATTTATTAGGTAAAGCCTGATACTCTGATCGTGATATCTTAGTCATAGTAGTATCAGTTGTTGTACCACTTGATACTTGTCTAAAAGTCATTTCTAAAACATCACTTGCATCACTTGGAGCAGTATATGTAGTTGTGCCTGCTGTTAAATTAGCAGTTTCATTTTCTACTTTCCATAAATGAACACCTCTGTTCATCCACTCTTGAAATAGTATATTTAAACTACGTCTAGCTGACTTTAAATCATATCCTGATCTAGTTTCTAAACCACATCTTTCATATGCGTCTTCTATAACATCGTCTATATCTAAATTAAAAGTAGTTGTACCAGAGGTAGTCATTTTACTTCTTCATCATTCCGCCACCACGCTTTTTGGCAACTTGCTTTTTCTTAGCAGTTCCACCACCACGCTTTTTAACTACAGATTTTTTCTTAGCTGGACCACCATCCATCATGCCCATAGCCATTGCTTTTCTAGGTGATACTTTTCCACCCATATTCATTTTCTGCATCATGCCACCACCACGTTTTTTAGCTACTTGCTTTTTCTTGGCCATGCCACCTTTTTTCATTACTTGTTTCTTTTTTGTCATCATGACTTTACTCCTTTTTTAAAAAGTTTTTCGTACGTATTTTGCCTTTCAGCTACTACTTCTTCGTAGTAATCTTTAGGCCATTTCTTATAATAACCTATCTTGTGTAGTTTGCAACTTGCTTCATACAACTGTTTAAATTTTTGTATTAGCATCATGGAATAAGCTATATTTCCATGTTCTACAGGTTCCTCTGTTGGATCTACTAAAAACTCTTGTTCATTAGGATCTGCTGGAGTTTCAGGATGAAAGCCCATAAAATATACATCTTTTCTGTTGTAGGTTTTATTGTAAAAATCTATTTTTTCTTGAAATTTTTCAGGACCATATTGTTCAAAAAAAGGATCACAGTAAATAATAATATCATGTTGTTTTTTATTCCAAGATTTTAAAACAGTAGTTAGTTGCTTTTCGTATTTAGATTTGTCCATACGAACTTCAATTCTAAGCTTATTATCTCTTCTCCATTTAGCTGCAAATGGACAGGCTGGAAATCCAAGATGTTTGTTCATTGGCTCCAAGACAGTCTTAGACCAATTAATTACATCAAGCTTTATTTCTTCAGCTTTTCTTTTTCTTGACAATTGTTTTTACCATTGTGGGTTTTCCACCTGGGTTGCCAGCTTTTTGTTTTCTACTGACAGCAGATCTTTTTTGACCTTTACTCATCGCTCTTGCTTTCGCTGCAGGGACACACTTAGGATAGTTTTTTCTTTTTTCTCCACCACTTCTACCACATTTAGGATAAGAACCATCAGATTTTTTATTGGCTATATCTACCCAATTTTCTTTTACCCAAGATCTAAGTCCTTTTTTTGCCATGTTGTTTCCTTATACTATTTTTACCG